AACCTGATTTTTAGTAAGTGCCATAAAACAGCCTCTCTTTCGGTGGCATTCTTCGCCATTAAGTTTGATTAAAGTATAACAAATTTTTATTCATTTGTCAAGGGTTGAACTGCTTGTAAGTGTTCTCGATTAAAGTTTTATATTCCTGAGTATGGCTTGCCATTGCATCACGAATAAAATGCTTTGGTTTTGTGCCGCTTGTTTTATGCCAGACCCCTTTATCGTCCTGATACCACCAAGGCGTTTTTCGTCCGTTGCCCTCCGAAGCATAAATACCAGTTCCTAATTCTTGATAGACGGCATATTCCACATTCGTGCCTAAAATTACTGAGTCTTCGTCAACCTGGCCTCTTGGCGTATAGTCCTTAGGGGTTGCCGGGGACGCACCCTTTTGAATGTGGCTATGGGTTGCAAAAGTAATGCTGTTTTTCAGTCGGCTGGTATCAGTAGGAACAAGCCGTTTTGCATAACCCTCTGCCGCAAGTCCAATTTTAATTAAGGCTATTTGTTTCGCCGCTTTGGACATTTCTTTGATTTTAGGCACGTTGTCAATAACAATGGTCTTTACTGTTATCATGGCATCCTCCTACGAAAAAAGCCGTCTTATTTGACGACTTTTTCGTTTTGATAAAATTTGCAGTTTTCACCGTAGAATAGCACAGCATGTGGTTTGCCGTTGGAATCAGGCGGTTCAGGGTATGCGGCGCAATAAGCACGGGTTACACCCACATTAAAGATTTTCCCGTTTACTGTGACCTGAGTTCTGTCCCGCAAAAAACAATCTTTGCACTGGATTTTATCCGCATCTGCCCATGTTCCCCTGATAGGACTTTCTTCTTGCATACAAATCATCCTTTCAGCGATATTTTCCCACAAAAATTATACCACTGTTTTACATCTTTGTCAACCAGTTTTACTTGCCCTTGTAAGCAAATGAGGTCTCGCCGTTGTTATGGGTGTATTCAAAGCCAGTCTTAAAGTATTCAGGCTGATATGCAATTTCCATAGAGACCTCAAGTTCGCCCTTTGCGTTATATTTCATGTCGGTAATGCGGTATCCTGTTCCACGCTGAATTATGACTTCGGCCTGAGAACCCACCTTACTATAACTCATACCGGGCTTGTAAAGTCGGTCATCCTCTTTACTGTACCATCCAGATTTTTCTTTGCCGATTGTACCGCCCCAATGACTTTGCGGTTCTGCATAAATGGCTTTAGTTCCTCTTGGTGCATAGATGCGGTATTTTACGCCTCCAGAAAATGCGTCCAAATCTCCCACACTTCTTGTGACACCAGTTGGCATAAATGCATGGGATTGGAATTCCTGATTCTGGATAATGGCACGGAGTTCATCAATTTTGCCGTGGTCAAGCAGATATTTTGCATCATTAAAGGAAATTAAGTTTCCTTCAAGCAAACCAGCCAAACCGTTTTTGTCGCTGGAACGTGCCAGCCATACATCGTCCGTCAAAGTTGTTTTTTCAATGCCCATAGTCAAATCCCTAATTGCCGCCGCATGGTCAATGTGACCATTTGCATGACCAAACTTTTTAAATTGTGACGGGTTGATTCTGTGACTATACTTATCTTCATAACTCCAATTAGTCTTTCCCACGCCCTTAAAATTATATCTGTCCCAGGTTTCCTCATATCCAGACAAAGGCTTGTTCAATGGATTTGAATTCTCAGTATATTTCCAGACAGCATATTTTTCTTCATCGGTGAGTTTATCCCACTGAGCATCAAGCAAAGGCCGGAAATACTTATCAGCTTCCTCCAAGGTTCCAAAACTTTGCGCCAGTTGTTTGCGCATGGCATCATAGGCGGCGACACCAAACGGATTGCCGTCATCACCGCCCAGCTTCGCAAATTGCAAAGATAAATTAGCAACATCTTTTTGGGCCGCAACATATTTTTTACCCAGTCGTTCAAACTCATTAAGTTGTTTTAGCTTGTCTTGGAATTCCGCATACTTGGCACTGTCCGGGGGTAATTTGCCAAGCTGTTTTTCGTAATAGTCTCGTTTCGCCTGTATGCTGTCTGCTTTTTCCTGATACTGAGATAGTTTTACATCGTCTTTCCAAATATCGGAATAAACCTTGTTTTCCATCTGTGAAAACCGGGTCTGAGCGGCTTTTAAATTATGGGTAACTTTTCGGAGTTCCGGGTCTTCTTTGCCCCATTTCCATTCCTCATAGTCCATGTCACCCAGCTTGCTATAACGGTCAGCTTTAGACTGGTCTAACTCAGCCAGAACCGGGACAAGCGTGCACCGGCAATTGTAGATTTCAGCGGGTGCGCCGTAGGGGTCTCCGGGGTACAGACAGCCGTTGGAAAAAGCCGTTCCGACTGCCGCCCGTTCCCCATCCATTTCCCGGTGGCTGTCACGGGTATGGCCATCCAGAGTAGCAAGCCATTCCTGTTCCAGTTCAATTCCAAGTGATTCTGCGAATTTGTAGGAATCCACACGCCCTGCGTTCTGTGCCCCTGTCATAGCTGTTCGGGCGTTTCGGATTGCGGCCCGTCTGTCCATGTCGGTGACCTCTTGCAATCTGGTTGCAATTTTAGGAATAGACTCACCTTGTAAAATGCCCTGCGTAATGGCATTGGTGAGCTTTTGCTTGTGCCATCTCATTTCCTTTGGAATATCCGGCTTTGGTTCAGGCAAAACATTGGGCTTGTCTCGGATAAGTCTTTCCACAGTCGAGCGGTCATACAGTGTAAAACTGGTTCTGATTAAAGCCCCGGACTCGACTTGGTACGCCCCATAATTAAGATTAATTGCATAGGCCTCTTGCATGTAACCCCGAACTGCGCTCATTGCCTTGACATCACACAAAACAGCATCAGCGGACAAGGTATTTACCATTTCCTGTAAATACTGCTTTTTTACAGCCTGAGACCTAAGCCAATCCTTGTATTCATCAGGCGACAATTCCCCGGCATCAACTTTTGATTTCTTTTCCTTGTTTTTCTGGTCGAAGTCCTTCAAAAAGTCTTTCAGTTTTTTGGTGGATTCCTTTACAGCCTGTTTGTACTGAGTATTAAACCGCTTTGCAAGTTTTTCAATGAGTTCCTCCACAGCTTTTGCGCCGGGGTCAAATGCCATGATTATTCACCACCCTGTAACTGTTCGTACATTGTCATGCGTTGCATGTCTTCGGCCTGTCTGTTCTGTCTGATTGTTTCAACCTCATCCGGGCTGATATTGGGGAGTTTATTCAGCAAGGTTTCCTCGTCCAGATATTGAGCCTCGGACAAAACGATTTCAACTTGTTCCTTGACATTAGAAATCCGATTGCGTTTAAATACAGGGGTATTTTCGCCCAGTCCGGCGACTTTCAAAAGTTGCTGGATGAATTCGATAATCTGGAATTCAAAGTCATCGGCGTTTTCGTCCATCGGCTGATAAGCGGCCTCCAAGTGGTCATTGGTGCTGTCTGCGTTGACTTGGTGGACATCAAGGCCGCCGAAATCCTCATAAATCCCGGCCCGGATGTCGTTTAGGTATGCTTGCCGTGCCGCAAAGGGGATGTCCTGAGTATAAGGGGTGACTTTTGCTCCATCCTCACCAGTTCCGACTTCTACAATCCGCTGGATTTTGAGCTTGTCCCGGAACCTCTGTAAATCCTCATCGGTCATCCCGGCGCAATTCTCAACCAGCCAATAAATCTGCGTACAGTCGGACAGGTCATTTGCAAACCCGGAACGAATCAAGTCAAAGCTGTCGATTGCGTGGCGCATTCCAATCAAAGTGCTTTGATGGAGTTTGCTTCCCCACATGGGGATGATGGGTAATGCGGAATAATTCTCGTATCCCACAACCTCATCCCCGGTTGCTTTAGTAGACTTGATATTGCCCACATATCCACGCTTGGGCTGGACTTCCTTAAAGGAAATGCCATTGCCAATTACAATCCGGCGTTCCGTGCCTGTTCCCTGCTGAATTTCGCTTGCCGTGCTGAACTTAGTAAATCCGTCCTCTTCGTAAAGGACAGCAATTACAGGTTTATTTTCATCAATTTGCCAGAATCGAATTCCGGCCCGGAGCGAGCCGTCCAGTTCATCCCACATGGGCACAAACTCAGTGACCGGGAACACATAAAGTTTGTCCAGATTCCAGAACCCGAACGAAACGCCGTGAATCAGTGCGTAATAGGCAAGGTCTTTCATTCGGGTGTCAAAGTTCTGGCCCAAATCGTCTTTGAGTTTAGCACCGCTTCCGTCGCCGTCCTCGTTGTCCGGGAATGTAATGCCATTGCCCAAACTGTAAACACATCGTTGGGTATTTAGCCGATGGAAAAAGTTTGATGCAATTCTGTTGTTGGTTGCGGTAAAGTCCTCAATAGCTTCACCGCTTGCAGAAAAAATGGTTCTGACGTAGTTATAAATGGTAGTGTTTTTCTGGCGGTCATACTCGTCTGCCATTTTTGCCGTTAGATAAAGCTCGCTGTTTTTGTGTTCAGCGATGGCAAAGGCAACGAATTCCACAAGGGCTTGCCCACCCTCTAAAGCCCGCCTTTGGAAGTCCTG